GAGAGATAACGGTACTAACAAAGATTATTTTAAAATTGATAATATACCAGGATATGTTAGACAAATAGACGCAATTAACTATTTATAAAAAAAAAACAAATATAAAAATGGAACCAAGAATTAGATTTTCAAAACCAAAAAACAACGCTAATACAAGTTTTAGCGGGTTGACAATAAACTTTGATAATGAAATTGTTATTAAAAGGATACCAGCTTATCAAGTTAAGGTTTCAAAGGTTGAAATTAAACAAATTGTTGATAGCTCCGTAAAAAAACAAGTGATTGCATACACCAATAATTTAGGTATTGTAACACTATGGGAAGGTGCAGCTTATGATGCTATCGGTCAATGGACTGATGCTGATGTGGATGCTAGAATAAAAGAACTTTATAATTAAATAAATGGAATTTTTCATTAATAAAAACGCTAGTTTACCAGTTCTAAAATTAGAGCTGATTCAAGATGGCCGTAATGATTTTAATAGGTTTTTTGATATGATTCAAAACGCCAATATTTATTTCACTATGACTGATGTTATTACTGGTGTTAAGCGTATAGCTAAAAAAGAAACTGGTTTACAATTGGTAACACCAGAAAGCTGTGTTGGTGAAGAATACTATTTAATCTATAAATTCACACAAAGAGATACAGCAGTTGCTGGTAGATATGCAGCGCAATTCACTATTGAATTCCTTGATGGTTCTGGAACGCTTATTGTACCGTTGAGGGAAGAATTATTTGTAAACGTATTAGACGGAAGTATAAAAAAATAACATTTATACTTGCATATTTAAGATAAAATTGGTAACTTTGTAATGTACAAAGTTAAAAAAATATTTGTGGTGAGTACTTGTATTAACTAAAAAAGTTTAGTATCTTTGTTAAAAACATTAGATATGAGCGAAATTAAAGCAGAACTTACCAATGAGGTTATTGAAGACTTTTTACAAGGTTCAGACCCTCAAAAGTTCATTGTAGCTATTGAATCGGAGTACAATACACCTACAGTTACCTTGGTAGTTAATGACCCAGAAACAGGTAAAAGACTAGAAAAACATACCTATCAACCATTTCTTTGGTTCAAAGAAGACATCACCATAAAGATGTATGAGGGTAAACGGCTTAAGATAATGGAAGCCAAGAAAAAATTTGATATTACATTTAAAAAATTAAGAACATCTAACGATGAGGGCTTTACACCTAAACGAATGGAAGAAGGCTATAAGTTCATCGCACAAACAAAGCGTTCTTATAATGAACTTATAAAGTTTTTTAAAGAAGGTGGTGTTGATATCTTCAACAAAGAATTCTCAAAGTCATTCGTATTATTCAGTCCCACAGAACAATTCCTTATTCAAACAGGTAAACGTTTGTTTAAGGGTTTTGAAGACTACGATGATATCCACAGGTTCCAATTTGACTTGGAGACAGAGGGTTTATTTGCCTCTAAAAATGCAATATTTCAAATAGGTGTTAGAGATAACCGTGGTGTTGAGCATGTGCTTGAAACTACTGGTGAAACACATCAAGAAAGACGAGATAGCGAAAGAGCTAATATCGCAAAATTCTTTAGAATCATTGATTACATAAAGCCAGATGTTATAACTGGTTATAATTCTGAAAGCTTTGACTGGGCTTTTATATTTGAACGTGCAGAACGCTTAAATATAAATGTTTCTGAATTGGCCATTACATTAAATAGGTTACATAAGATAAAGAGGAAATCAGCAACTTTAAAGTTAGGTGGTGAAACTGAAGCCTATACGCAAACGCATATGTATGGGTACAGTATTATTGATATTTCACACGCTGTTAGAAGGGCGATGGCCATCAACTCCGAAATAAAAAGCTGGGGTTTGAAATACATTACACAATATTCTGGTATCGCAAAAGCTAATAGGGTGTACGTCCCAGGGGATAAAATCAACACAACATGGGCTGATAAAGTAAACCAATACGCTTTTAATGATGTAAATGGTGATTGGTATAAGATAAGTGATAAGAATCCTTTAAAAGAAGGTTATGAAATAAAAACTGGTGCTTTTATAGTACAACGTTATTTATGTGATGACTTGTGGGAAACTGAACAAATTGATAACTTATATAACCAAGCCTCATTCTTGATTGCGAAGATGTTACCAACAACATTTATGCGTTCATCGACTATGGGTACTGCTGGTCAGTGGAAACTAATAATGTCAGCTTGGTCATATCAAAATGGCTTAGCTATTCCACACACACAAGATAAACGTGAATTTACTGGTGGTTTATCAAGGTTGTTAGAAGTTGGTTATGCGAGAAATGTAGTTAAGTTAGACTTTGCGGCACTATACCCTAAAACACAATTAACTTGGCTTATTTTCCCAGACCTAGATATATCTGGTGTAATGAAGGGTATTCTTACTTATGTGGTTGATACACGTGATAAATTTAAATTCTTAACTGGTACCGAAAAGAAAAAGGCTAAAAAATTATCGGCTTATTTAGAAGAAAACAAAGCCAATTTAAGTAGTGAAGAGGTAGAAAAGATAAAGAAAGAAATTGCTGAACATAAGCATTTATCAAACCTTTATGATAAGAAACAATTACCACTTAAAATACTTGCTAACTCTTGGTTTGGTTCTTATGGTGCGCCATATATCTTTAATTGGGGTGATACTGACTCGGCTGAAGAAACAACTTGTCGTGGTCGTCAATCATTACGTTTAATGGTTAGACACTTTACTGAAAAACACGGATTTAAACCACTTGTGGGTGATACTGACGGTTTTAACTTTTCATTTCCAGATAACGTTAATGATATTAAATATATCGCCAAGGGTAACCACTGGAAAACCACTGAAGATGCTGGAAAAGAACTAACAGGCTTAGACGCTGTGTTAGCTGAATTCAATGAAAACTATATGGAAGGTAGAATGGGTCTAGATATAGATGATATCTGTAATTCAACAATAAACTTTGCCCGTAAAAACTATGCCAACGATATTGATGGTAAGATTAAATTAGTAGGTAACTCTGTTAAGTCTAAAAAGATGTCAGTATTCATCGAAGACTTCTTAGGTAAAAGTATTAGAATGTTATTAGATGGTGATGGTTATTCATTTATCAACTACTATTATGAGTACGTTGATAAGATTTATAATTATCAAATACCATTGGTTAAAATGGCAACCAAGGCTAAGGTTAAATCAACAATAGTGGAATATAAAAAGAAAGCCACTATGAAAAATAAAGCTGGAAATCCACTACCTAAACAAGCACACATGGAATTGGCCATACGTCAAAATCTAGACTTAAACCTAGGTGATGTATTGTATTACATAAATACAGGTTCTAGCAAATCACATGGTGATTTAAAAACTGTTGATAAGGTTAAGATGACCAAAAAGGAAAAAGAAGCTTATTTTGCTGCTAACGGTGAATTACCACGTATAGAAAAAATTGTTGAGTTAAATTGTAAGCTGATTGACCCAATGGTTGTTGAACGTGATTTTGAAGCAATTAAAGAATTGGAAATGCTTAAGAAATCACTTACAGTATTAGGTGAAGACAATGAAAATGTTGTATCAATCAAAACAAGGATGGATGAAATTAATAACAGCTTATATACTGACGAATACAACGTGGCTCGTTATTTAGAAGCTTTTAATAAAAAAGTAAAACCTTTATTGGTTTGTTTCAATCCAGAGATACGTGATAAAATTTTATTAGACATCGTTAAGACTAAAGATAAAACAACCAAGTTAACGACTGAAAAACTAAAACAAAGAACCATATTTACCAAAGGTGAATGTGACTTGGTTTCTGGTATGCCATTTAAAGAAAAAGACCAAGATTCTTATGAAGAGCTTATGACCATGGAAGATAAAGAAATTAAATTCTGGGATAAGGTTAACAAGGTACCTAATTACATGGAAGTAGAAGAATGGGAAGCCATTAGAGCTGATTACCACGTTAGGATGGCTATAATAAAAGCAGAAGGTGTCAAATATGAAAAAGAAAAGCTTGAAGATATAATTAAACGTTTAGAACTTTCTGACTTAAATGATATTAGCACAAAACGTGTTTTACCAGTGGAAATAGTTCTGCTTGTAGACGTAATTGAAGATGATAATTTTACTATGGTATCTAGAAAATGGAATGAACCTTTAGGTAGTCTATTTGACATCTTCAAATATGAACAAAAAGCAATAGAACGTGATAAATACTACAAGTTAATAGGTAACGAAAATGATGATAACAAGTTTGAAGCTTGGCTTGATTACATCGCTGAACAAAAAATTCTAACTGGTGAAACGATAACCCTAGAAAGCAATGGATTGGTTGAAGATGCTGAACGACTTGTTGAATCGTTTAAAGAGCAAGCAAAATTAATCATCCCAAACCAAGAACCAGTTAAGAAAAAGAAAGTTTATTTAGAGAATGAAGACGATGATGATGAGTTAGAAATGGAAGAAGACGAAGATGGAAACTTAACAAGGGTAGATGAACTAATAATTCTAGATGATGAATTTGACGATACCTTTGGTGATAAACCAGATGACTACGTTTTAGATGTATTAACCAAAAAAATAGAAGAGAATGATGGTTGGCCATTCTAAAATTAAAAAGGGGCATAATGCCCCTTTTTTTTATTAGTATACCCAGAAACCCATTGGTTGGTATTTTAGGGCTGTATTTAGGTCTGTAGCTTCTTTAGCACTTCTTTCCAATTGTGAAGTTGTCGATAGTCTAAGAAGTCTTGTGTCTAATCTTTCTAACACCGCACGTCTTTCTTCATTACCTTCGCTTATAAGTGTTTCGTAGTCCATTGTACGTTCAGCTTCTGGTGGCCCAACAATACCTCCAAATTTTCCTCTAGTTCTACCCAAGGCTCTTTTAGCTTCAGCAAAAAACAATTGTCTAACTAGTGTTTTTGTTGGTTCGTTAAATTCAGAATAATCTAATTTAGACAAAGGAACTTGGTTAGGTAATCTGATGATATCTGGGTTGTCATTTAAACAATCATCTAAATTTTCTGGTGTTGTATCATAATAAAAATACCAAACTTGGCAACCAGTTAAGTTAATAGAACTACCAATACCACCTAAACCTTGGCCAAATGAAAACTTAGAACCTGGAGTCGACAAAAGGTGAAGTAATCTAGTACCGTTAGGACCAGCTGTTATTTTATAAACTAATTCACTTCTAACGATTCTATTTTTCAAGTTCATATCAGCAGCGGTTAATAAAATATCGAATGCTGGTGCTATGTAGTAACCCATACGACCCATACCTGGACCATTTATACCACCACCAGTTTGAGCAAAGCCACCACCAAACCCATAATCAATACCACCATAGTTAGCTAATAATGCTTGGCTAGTTGCTGGTGGTGTAATCCAAAGTACTTCGTTTACCTCACGACCAGCTGGTATTTCATAAACTTGTCTACCAGCCTCTAGCTGAACGTAATCTTTTTTAAGTTCCCAAGGGCCGTTGGTTTGATGACCGACTTGTTTAGAATACGCATAGGTTGCTTTTTGTACATAATCTAAGCTTCTAACACTAAGGGCAAAAGCCATATCTATAGTCGTAACATTTGAACCTAATAATGATTGCCATTGGTGTTCTATAAGCCATTCTTGCACATATTGTGCATAGTCTTCGATAGAAATCTCAAGCAATGTACAAAGTTGTTCATCTAATAATTCAATCTGACGTACTGGAGCACCCAATGAATGTCTAAATTGTCTAAACAATTTTTCTCTTTCTTCTGTTGTTACTGGCATAATTTATTCTTTTTTATAAATATAAGAATAAATGTATTTAAATCAAAAATTTCTTAGTTAAATCAGCCCCTTCCCTAATAGATTTAAAGCTAATATTAGGCACAAGCAATTGCTTACCAACTTTAATAATTGGAACTTGGTCAGAATTCGTAATTTCAGAAATCTGATTGTATTCTTTTTCGTTTTCTTCTAGGTTTACGTTGACATCAATAAATTCAACACCTTCATTGGTGAGAATTTCTTTTAGTTCATTACAGTAACCGCATTCTGGGATTGAATAAATCTTAACATTTTCCATTTTATAAATCATTCATTAATTGTTCTGTCATAAGGACAGTTATTTCTTCATCTGTTAGTTTTTTATCACCAACAATTGTGGTGATAATATCTTTTTTACTATTTAGTGTGTCCCACATTCTAGTTGAAATGGTATCCATAAATAGTTGGTAATAAATATTTACATCATTTTTTTGACCAATACGAAAAGCACGGTCTTCAGCTTGTTCGTTATCACCTGGAACCCATGAAAACGAATTAAAAACAACAACAGTTGCTTCCGTAAGTGTAATACCAACACCAGCTGATTTTATATTTCCAATAAAAACCTTAACCTTAGGGTTATTTTGAAAAGAATCCACAGATTTTTGTTTTTGGGTTGTGGTCATAGGCCCATTATGTGTCACAGCAAGCTTACCAAAATGATTAGCAAGTATTTGTAACTCTTCAGTGAAACTAGTAAAGATAATTACCTTTCTACCCATTTCAATAGCGTTTTCAACCATTTCTATAGTATAAGGAATCGCAATAGCCGCTATAAACTGTCTTAGGATAATTAATTCAACCAAGTCTTTTTGTAAGTTACCATTTTTTTTACCTTCCACAAGTCTTTTTTCTAAGTATTCTTTCCATAACTCATCGTATTGTTTCCATTCTTTATCTGAAAGCTTTAAATAGTTAGGTGTTATTACTTTATCTGGCATATCCAATACATCTGTTTTCAAACGTCTTAACATTATGTTTTTAGTCTTAGAAGCCAATTCATCTAAGTTAGATGCACCATCTGTTAACCAAATTTGCCTTTTTTGGCCATTTTTAAGCGTTTTAAAGAACTGTTTACCGTCACAGTAACGAACAGCATAGTGCTTCCAATTTTGAGCGATTGGTGACTTTATAATCTTTAATAAGTTAAAAAAGTCCATCGGTCTATTGGCGACAGGTGTACCAGTTAATAACCAAATTTTCTCTATATTGTGTTTGGTTGATAACTCTACCATAATTTTACCACGAATACTATCGTTGTTTTTCAAATTATGTGCTTCATCAATTATTGCAAGGTCAAACCCAGCATTGGCTAATTCTCGGTTTAATAAAACTTCTGGTTCACCTTCTTTTTTCTTTTTACCATCCGTTAATGTGTGAAAGTTTTTAAGAATGTCAAAATTAATAATTGTAAACTTAGCCTCTTTCCATTTTTTACCGTCAATAATAACGGTTTCATTACAAAAGACATTTATTTCACGTTCCCAATTAATCTTGGTTGATGATGGGGCCACAATTAAAATTTTCTTGGCACCACTTTCTAATGCAGCTATAATTGATTGGATACTTTTTCCAAGCCCCATATCGTCAGCCAAAACACAACCATTTCTAGATAAAAGAAACCTAATTCCTTCTTCTTGGTGAGCATATAATTTTTTGCCGTATTTTGATAGTATTTTATTATACTTATCAAAATCTACACTTACATTTAACGGTTCAAAATATGGGTCATCAGTTACTTGTGTTTTTGGTAACCAATACATCTTAGATTCTGTTTGGTTACGTTTTAATTTTCCATAAACATGGTAAGCTTTATCAGTTTCCGCTAGTATGAATTCTACCAATACTTTTTCTGGTATAAAAGTTAAGTCTTCTTTTGTTTTAAGTTCCTCACCTAAGTAAGGTGTAATACCAATGATTCTGTTTATAAATAAAGGGTCTCTAGTTATATTATTTATAATGTAATTTGCTTGATTTTCAGTCAATCCAAGTTTATTGTTCTTTAATAACTCATTTTTTAACTTAAGTAAATATGGGTTGATACCTTCATACTTTTCCAAAAGTGAAATGGCTGACCGTCCTCGTATATCGTTTAGTGTTATCAATGTCTAAATTTTAAATTTTATTATATGTAAATATAATAAAAAAAATTAATAAAATCAAGAGTTGTCTAAATAACAAATTTCAAATATTTATAAATAAAAACATGGATAATAAAAAGGTAACTCCAATCACGAGGATTAATAAATTTTTTTCTGAAGAGGATTTCCAACTTGAAATAGAAATGGGCAGAGAAGCTATTGAGGGTGATGGAAACTTCACTGTTATTCTTTATAGAGTAGATAGACAATTGACAGAATATGATGACTTATACGGTGAAGCTACCAAAGATGGTATTAGATTTTTACCACCAGTAGAATTAAAGGTTATACCAATTATTGAAGAGCCAGAAAACAAAACATATAACACAAACGGTTCATTAAGACAAATTCAAGATGGTCCGTTTACATTCGGTATATATTCAAAACAATTAGGTGAGTTAAAAACAGAAATAAGCTACGGTGATTACATTGGCTATCCTGTTACTGAAACTGAAATTAGATATTATAGTGTAGTTAATGACGGTATAAAAAATTACGATAACAAACATACGATTATGGGTTACAAGGGTGCCTTTAGAACGATTAAATGCGCACCAGTGGATAACACAGAGTTCCGTGCTATGTAATTAAACAAATGATTTATTATGGCAAAGCCAAAAGCTTATATGAGCAATATTAATATAGTTGAAGGGAAAATAGGTTTTCCAAGAAGACAAGAAATCCTTGACGATATCGCCAACAATGGTACATTTTTACCTAGGGGTGTTATGATTGAGGACATGGACCAAACCTTTATTGAATTTTTGCAAGCGGATAATGGTTTATCAATAACTGTAGAGGGTAAAAAGGTACCTGTTATATTTTTAACAATACAAAGATGGAGTGAGTTTACAAAAACTTGGAAATTTGGTGATGAATATAAAAACATCGAAATGCCATTTATTACAGTTGTTAGAAAACCAGACGTTCAACAAGGACAAAACCAAGCTGGGTTGTGGAACATACCTGGAAACAAAACCTTTACCTATATGAAAGTACCAACTTGGGATGGGATTAGAAAAGGTATTGATTTATATAAGATACCACAACCAACACCTGTTGGTATTACTTATGAAGTTAGATTATTCACCAATAGAATGAAAGACCTAAATAAATTCAATATGTTGATTCAAAGGGCCTTTCAGTCAAGACAATGTTACATAAGTGTTAATGGTCACCCAATGCCGTTACTTTTAGAAACAATTGGTGATGAAAGCAATATTGATGATTTTGAAAACAGAAGGTTTTATATTCAAATGTTTGAAATAAAACTAGAAGGGTATATGTTAGATGAAGAAGACTTTGAAGTGGTACCTACAATAAATAGAACCATTACTAGCTTAGAAGTTGCTGAAACCAATATAGAAAACAATGTTATATTTGAACCAATAATAAATAACACGGGTGCTACTTATTCATTTATTTGGAACCCCAACGGTTCATCAAGATATTATCTTACAGTTACTGATACAGTAACGTTTAATCAAATAAATGATATTGATAAGATAACAAGGATTGTTATTTATGTTAATGG